ACAAAACTATGTGACATATATGCAACAATGCAACACAAACAAACAAAATGACATCACTGTACGATTTACTATTGACATGGGGTATATAGTGTGTAAAACTATGTATAGTTAACTGGGTAGGGTCACTTAAAGTGATACACGTACAGTATACACTTACGTACATACTTAAATAATCTTTAAATATATTAACTATAAATATATAGTAAGTATACACGTACAGTGACTACACTTACATATACTAATCCGTAAATGAATATTGCCGATAGGCGAGAGATATTCGTACATTAATAAAATTAAATATTGACAATGGCTAAAAAATCAGTAAAACTATATACAGATAATGTTCTTGAAGAATTTTACCGACACGTAATAGATGGTAATCTTGAAGAGTTACATATTCCCCATAGTGATGTATTCTATGTGAAGACTGCAGTGGAGGCCCACTATGGTCGTACATTTACGTTAGAACATGTAGAGTGGGCTATGCGTGAAGAAGGATGGACTGATGGCAGTACCTGAAAGAGTTAAAAGTAAAATGAAGGAGCTAGGTTTGAGTGGCGTCAACAAACCTAAACGTACTCCTAGTCACAAAACAAAGTCGCATGTAGTTATGGCCTCAGAGGGTGGTAAGTACAAGGTTGTTCGTTTTGGTCAGCAAGGCGTAAGTGGTGCAGGTAAATCTCCCACATCGGCAAAAGATAAAGCTCGTAAGAAGAGCTACTATGCACGACACAATGCACAAGGTAAGCCAACAACTAAGTTGAGTGCCAAGTATTGGTCACATAAAGTTAAATGGTAATATAGGAGATATACCAATGTTAAGTGGATTACTGAGTGCTATTAAAAAAGCATTAACAAAAACTGACGTAAAGTCAAAAGCTAGTGAGGCTCGTAGTGCAGTTCGTAAAAACCCTAAAATGACAGGGGCAAAAGAACAAGCTGCTATTGATAAGATTAATGCTGCACTAGATGCAAAACTTGCGCAGATTAAAAAGGCAGGTGAAACTAGTAAGAAAGCTCCACCTCAAGGTGTAGCAGCAGCACGTGCTAAAGCTGGTTCAAATAGGCAGCAAGCAATGACAGCAGAGAAAAAAGGTTCTATTGCTACTAGAACTGCAACTAGCAAAACAGCTATTGATGAGGCTAAGACACTTTCAGATGTAAGTACTGCCCGTACAAAAATACGGGAAATGGAAGATGCTGATCTTCGTAAATTTTTCTTAGCAGAATTAAAAAAGAAAGAAGATAAGATACGTAATAAACAGGCTGGAGAAGCAAGTAAAGTTTCAAGAAATTTAACACAACAACAGTCTGATAAAAAATTTAAAGGCTATACACCAACATCACCGTTTGCCAAGGGCGGTGTAGTTAAAGGCAAGCCACGTACAGGCCATACTGATATGCGTATGGGCGGTATCTTTTATAAGTGAGCATAGAGGAAGACTTACGGAGTTGGTCACGCAATGTGTTAGAAATACCTAACGACACATTGGGTGGCCTACCTGCTTGTCCTTATGCGAAAGAAGCATGGAAGCAAAACAAAGTAAATGTAATTGAAACATCTAACCTTGGAATAGAAACAATATGCCAAGCTAGGAAGTTTGACAATACATATGACTTAGTTGTTGTAGCATCTTATACCTTTCCATCTCCATATGCATTTACAGACTTTATTGAATTTTTAAACAATACATTTACAAAAGATGATCTGCACATTATGGGGTTTCACCCTGACTACGGTGCAGAAGATGCAGACTTAGACTTTCTATACGAACACGAATGGGAGTCTGCAATAGAGAAAGAATATGCAATGATGTTTATTCAATCTCTTTCTAAGGTGGACGATGCAAGTCGGAAGCTGGAAAAGCTAGGATACTATAGTGTATATCCATATGAAGAATACCAAACCCTTGTGGTTGATCGTAGAAAACGGAGAACAAAGCAATGGCAATGAAACCTAGAGCAATGAAAAAGAAAACACCAATGCGTGGCGGCGGTATGGCTAAAAAGAAAATGATGCGTGGTGGTGGAATGATGCCCAAGAAAAAAATGATGCGTGGCGGCATGGCAAAGAAAAAGAAGTAATAACATAAAGCTGTATGGCCCTATTGCATAACGGGGTTGCATTATTGTCTGTAGTATGGTATAACTAAGTATGATATAACTATCTCCACAAGGGTAAGGAATACTTACCTAAACATAAAGGAGATAGAAAATGTTTAAACGATTTGTAAAAGCAATCCAAAAAGGCCAAGAACGTAGGGCAGCATACTGGCAACTACAGAATATGTCAGATAAACAACTACGTGATATAGGAGTGTCTCGTGCGGAAATCGAAAGCAAAGTCTACCGTTAATGCGGCAGGAAATTATACTAAGCCTACTATGCGCAAACGTCTTGTTGCATCCGTTAAAGCTGGCAGCAAAGGTGGAAAATCTGGACAGTGGTCGGCTCGTAAAGCACAAATGGTCGCAAAGCAGTATAAGGCAAAGGGTGGAGGATATAAATGAAACGTTATATTAAAAGACTATGGTGTGCCATACTTAATCGTAGATGCAACCCACAATGTGAGTGCTGCTAGTTGGCACTTGCTAAATCTCAAAAGAGCTTAAAGTCTTGGACTAAACAGAAGTGGCGTACTAAAAGTGGCAAGCCTAGTGCTAAAACTGGTGAACGGTATCTACCTACTTCGGCTATTAAGTCTCTTAGCCCTAGTGAGTATGCAGCTACCACAAGAGCAAAAAGAAGAGGCACTAAGGCAGGTAAGCAGCATGTGGCTCAACCTAAAACGATTGCAAAGAAAACCAAACGATTTAGAGCCGCAAGAGGGGGAATGGTAATATGACACTCATATCCCACTTCCCTTTACCTGCCATGCCTTTTGATACACATAAGAACATTGTGTTTGAATCTGGTAAGAGTGACACAATAGAAGTCACACGTAAGGCTGTAGATAAAAAAGCAGATGAGTATAGGTATGAAAGTATTTATGCATACCACCCTCACAACCAGAACAAACACCCAGCAGGTAAGCTGGTAGATTTTATAATAGCATAAGGAAAACATATGGCTCATACAGTTATTGATGACTATAAGATATTCCCAAGACTAATGATGTTTGTAGTTACATTACTTACATATCAATCTGTACACTGGTATATGTCCTTACCCGATCCTACTACAGGACAGGCTGGACTTGTGTCCGTATGCATGGGTGCATTAACAGGTTGTTTTGGCATCTGGATGAATAAAGAAGCTAAGAGTAGCTAATATGATACAAGCATTAGTAGGACCAATATCAAGTTTAGTAGGAACATGGCTTAATGGAAAAGTTCAAACAAAAGCTGCAGAAACTAAAGCAAAGGTTGCCAAAGCTGAAGCTGAAGCACAGATTATGCTCAGTCGTGCTACAAGTGAAGCTGACTGGGAAAAGATTATGGCACAAGGTTCTCAGGCTAGTTGGAAAGACGAGTGGCTAACTATTCTATTTTCTATCCCATTAATTCTAGTCTTCATTGGGGATTGGGGCAGAGAGATTGTAGCTAACGGATTTGTGGCGTTGGAGACAATGCCTGATTGGTATCAGTATACACTTGGAGTGATTGTAGCTGCCAGTTTCGGTGTACGATCAGCTACCAAGTTTTTTGGGAAGAAGTAAGATGGCTTTTAAATTAAGTGCAAGAAGTATTCGTAAACTTGAAGGTGTAGAGAAAGACCTAGTAGCAGTTGTTATGGATGCTATTACATTAACCAAGGTAGACTTTGGAGTTACCTTTGGCTTACGTACTTTAGAAGAACAGAAAAAGTTGTATGAGTCTGGCAGATCACAGACTATGAAAAGTAAACACCTAGATGGTCGTGCTGTAGACCTAGTTGCATACTTTGGTTCAGACATTTCGTGGGAACTAAATGTATATGATGACATCTGTGATGCAATGGCTGAAGCAGCCAGACGTAACAGTGTAGCAATTAAGTGGGGTGCAGCTTGGTCTGAGGGAGATATTCGTATGTATCAGGGTACAGCAGAAGATGCTATGAATGCCTATGTGGATTTACGTAGATCACAATCACGTAGACCATTTATTGATGCCCCACATTTTGAAATGATGTAATATGGCTAGAGAATTAACAGAACGTCAACAAAAGTTTTTAGACATCCTTATGGATGAGGCAGGTGGTGACATTACTACTGCCAAGAAACTTGCTGGCTATTCTCCTAACACTACTAATCGTGAGATTACAAATAGTTTGAAAGAGGAGATATTAGATGTTACACACAGTTATCTGGCACGTAACGTACCTAAAGCTGCAATGGCAATGGTTGGAGCTTTGTATGACCCAACTGAACTAGGCATTCGTGATAAGATGGCAGCAGCTAAAGAACTGCTAGATCGTACTGGTCTAGTAAAAACAGAGAAGATGCAAGTAGAGTCAACGGGTGGTGTAATGCTTATGCCCCCAAAACAATCACAGGATAAAGATGACTAAACCACTAGGTACGTGGAAACTACCCCAACCAACAGACCTACAAGAAGACAATGAATGGGTTCCGATCCCACGTGTTGCAAGAACCGTTCCCTTTGGTTATGAATTAGACCCAAATGATGGCGGAATACTCTTGCCAATTGATCACGAACTTGATATGCTTATGCAAGCAAAGAAATACTTGAAACAGTATTCTTATCGTGAAGTAGCTAACTGGCTCACACGAAATACGGGCAGAGACATATCACATGTTGGATTAAAGAAACGGTTGGATAATGAACGAAGAAGAAAAAACAAAGCTGGAAGCCTACGCAGATGGGCAGACTATGCGAAAAAGGCAATCGCCAAGGCGGAAGAAATCGAACGTACAAGGCTCGGTGCAAAAGCCCAAGACAACGAAACGCAAGAAACAAACGCAGCCTAAACCTGCTGTAGTAGTTGAAGAACTAGCACCGATAGAAGAGCAACATAATGTTATCTTCAAACCAAATGCTGGACCACAGACTGACTTCTTAGCTGCAGGTGAACGTGAAGTACTATACGGTGGCTCTGCAGGTGGTGGTAAGTCATATGCAATGTTGGCAGACCCACTACGTTTTATGGGCCATCCAGCCTTCTCAGGATTGCTCTTACGGCACACTACAGAAGAACTAAGAGAACTTATATTTAAGTCTCAAGAAATGTATCCTAAGATATGGCCCGGTATTAAGTGGTCAGAACGTAAGATGCAATGGACTGCACCATCTGGTGCTAGGCTGTGGATGTCCTACCTAGACAGGGAAGATGACGTACTAAGATATCAAGGTCTAGCATTTAGTTGGATAGGCTTTGACGAACTCACTCAGTGGCCCACCCCATTTTCGTGGAATTATATGAGGAGTCGTTTGAGATCGACAGCACATGATCTTCCTGTGTATATGAGGGCTACTACTAACCCCGGAGGTAGAGGTCATCATTGGGTTAAAAAAATGTTTATTGACCCTGCCCCACACGGTACATCATTTGATGCAACAGATATTGAAACAACTGAAGTATTACGTTATCCTTCTGGACATGCCAAGGCTGGTAAGCCTTTATTCAAACGTAGGTTTATACCTGCCCGTCTTTCCGATAATCCTTACCTAGCAGAACA